TTACTGCCCCCCGACTACCGGAACGATAGGTATTTTTCTGTCATAACGTGCAGTCTGTGACGCATTTTTATGGCCAGCTATTCCCTGTTTTTCATTCAGCGTTCCTTCCAGATCCGATATCCCTTTCGCTTTCAAATCGTGGAAAGTAAATTTGAAATCAAGCTCCGGGAATTTTTCGGCTGCAAGTGCTTTAGCTTTAGTCCACTGAGCATTGAACGCATCTCTCGTATACCTTAAGCCAGACGGCTGGTGGAGTAGAAAAATACTCACCATGCCGGGATTTAGTGGGAGAGATTCAGCAAGCCTGACTGCTTTATCAAGTCGTTCTGTCCATGCTTTAATTTGGTGGACTGCGGTTTTGCTCTGCTGGATCATGATGCCTTCACGGAGGATCTGGCTTTTCTTCAGGTCCAGGATATCTCCCTGTCTGGCGCAGCATAAATAAGCAAGTTCCATAGCCACTTTCACTGGGGTGTGAGCAACGCTTAATAGAGCCTCATACTCCCTGTCAGTGACATAGCGAGTTCTGGCTTTTTCTTTAAACTGCTTCACACCCTGGCAAGGATTCATCTTCACTTTACCTCGTTCATACGCCCACCTGAATACACGAGAAATAAAAGCTTTTTCCCGGTTCGCCTGGACACGGCTTTTTACCCCTCGCTTGTCCATATACTTACGGATATGCTCTGGCTTGATGTTGTCTGGTTTCATCTTGCCAAACACAACAGTCACCTTTGCGCCGTATTTTCTGTAATCCTTACGAGTCTCTGTTGCCAGCTCGTGGAAATCCCCTGAATTAAAGAACTCCTCACAAAGAGCATTAAAGTTAGTGCGCACCTTGGTGTCATTTATAAAATTTTCATAAGCCGACCAAACCTGCGCTTTGGTCAAATCCGCATTACACAGCCTGACTGTTCCGCCTTCTGGTGTACGAAATTCATAGGCAGACTTGCCCCGGCGAACGCGGGGCGGCATCCAGTTATCTTCTGGGTTTTTACGAGCTCTGGGCATTAGCACATGTCCTTGAAGTTTGGTTCTTCTTCCTCAGGATTGCTTACTACCAGCCTAAGTCCAGCAGGATTGGAAACATGATCCCAGGTGGTACCTGGTCTTCCATCCCTACGGGGAACAAAAAATACACCGCTCTCTTTCAGTGCCTTGCACTGAAGGGAAGGGCGACGATAACCAGTAAGCTGGTAGAGGTCATCAGGAGTAAGAAAACGTTGGCTTTGTCCGCTCATAGTATTTTCTCCATTAAACCGGCTGCACCCGGTTACTATTTAAAAAATGCGCACGATGAGCATCCGCCTCGGAGCCCATCACTGCAGGTACGACAAATTGTTGTGTTGGTGGATTATTTCATTTGTCACCACTACTGGCTCTTGCACCACCTTACGCCGCGCCAGCAACTCGTCGATAGCCTTCACTGCGTCAGCCATCATGTAATCCCGATTGCTGCCCTCTGTGTATTCCAGTGAGGACTGGAGCCATTCACGAACGCGGATCAGGCGCTCTTCCGTGAGCGGGCCGTTGGCCGGGTGAGTGGATGGGTCTTTGGTGAAAGTGTTCATGCTGCGTCTTCAATCTGGTTTAAGCATGGAGAATGCTGCCGCTGCCACTCGCGGAACTTGTCCATTGCCAAGGGCTTTAATTCTGTCCACCCGATGGGCCAGCCCATGAACCACTCGACCCATTCCGGGTTCAGCTGTCCATCTTGGTGTGGCTGTGACCCATCCGGCAATGGACGCATCTTTATCGCACTCGGCAAGTCCGGAGTTCTGCGCAGCCGCTCGCTTGGACAATCCCCTCGGATCGTTGCCTTCGCAGTAGGCCACAAGCCATATCCTGTCTCTTTCATGGGGCGCTCCGCAGTTCGATGCTGAAAGACGGAACCATTCGCAGCCATACCCCATTTCGGCAAGTTCACCGATGACCACGGCAAGACCTTTTCCTCTGAGTCGTGGAGAGTTTTCCACACAGATGAATTTAGGTCGTACCTCGCTGATGATTCGCGCCATTTCAGACCACAGTCCGGAGCGTTTACCATCAATGCCGGCACCGTGACCATTTGCGCTGATGTCCTGGCACGGGAACCCTCCAGAAACGACATCAACAATTCCTCGCCAAGGCTTTCCGTCAAAACTGCACACGTCAGACCAAATCGGGAAAGGTCGGAGGATTCCATCATTTTGTCGCTGCGCGAGAACCTGTGTGGCGTAGGCATCACATTCAACTGCGCAAATTGTTCGCCAGCCAAGGAGGTGTCCGCCGAGTATTCCTCCGCCAGCGCCTGCGAAAAGAGCCAACTCATTCACATTTTCCTCCTACAGACTCTACCCGGGTGATGATGCCAGCGGCTACCAGTTCTGCTGTGTTGGCATCCTGGCGAAGTTGAGCGGCGAGATCCTCAAGTTCGTTAACCTGCATATCCAGCGCAGCAATCACGGAACCTAAAGCGAAAGTATCTGGATGAAGTGACAACTTATCGTCGCGCTTTTTCTTCGCCAGACCTTCCAAAGCACTGGCCCGCACTTCTGCCAGGAAGGCATCGGTGGATGGGGTTTCAATTTTTGGCAGTAAGGCGAAGTCACACCAAGTTTCAATGCCGGGTGATACTGCATCCTCTTCTGTTACAGGCCGCTCGTTAACCATTTTCGCTCGCTGCAGAATCACACCCCAAACGACACTTCCGACTTCGTCTGACCAACCATCAGGGGCATTATCTCGATAATCAGAAATTGAATCTTCAGCGTAAGCAGCGGCCTTTTCTGCAGTATCGTGTTCCTCATAACTACCGCTTGAGTCATAACTGAAAAAGCCAATACCTTCCTTCAGCGAAGCATTCTCCGCAGCCAGCGCTGTGGCAATTTCACGAGTACGACGAAGATCCAAAACCGCTACCTGAACTGCATAAGCGAAGTTGGCGCATGATCTTTCACCTGCTTTCTCACTATCGCGCTGGAAGTTAACTGCAACGGTCATCAATTCATCCAGCTGTTCGCCGGTCATTGGTTTAATGGCTGTCATGATTATTTTCCTGCTGAAGTTTGTGCTGCTTAACGAAGTGGGCCACGGCCTTAGACTGGCTGGTTACGATCCCGTTAAGGGTGACGCTTTTCCCGCGATAAATAGGTGCGGTGCCAATCTCTACACCGTCGAGACTCACATGAAGAGTTTTCCCACGTACCTCAGCGGAAGGTATTGGCTGAGACAGTCGATAGGTTTCACGGGCTTCAGCAATCGCTTTGTGTTCGTCGATAATTGACAGAGCTTCCGCCAGCGCAGCACCCTGGATGGTGAACACACCTTCGTCACTGATCTCCGCCTGGGCCATCAGTTCCACGAAACGACGCGCGTTCTTGATGCTGAGTTCTGGGGCGATAGCGCTGCGGGTAACTTTCGTTTTACCCTGGGCGGCCGCAACAGCTTTATCGTGCTGAAGCACTTCTCCAGCTTTTTCGCCGTACTCTCTTACGCGATCAACAGCAACATCGACGGAGACGGCCCCGGATTTAACTTCCTGCTGAACGTCATAATTGGCGGTGCTGAGCGTCAGTAACTTTTCAACAGTACCGACTGACTTATTGACCAGCTTCGCAATCTCGCTGGTGGTCTGGTTGAAGGCGTTGTGCAGCTCCTGAATAACCGCAGCCTGCTCAATATCGGAAAGGGGCAGCTGGTTATTGCTGGTCATGATCCTCGCCAGGCGCTGAACATCGTTACCGTTAAACGGCATGATGTGAATGCGGTCTACTGGCTTACCGGCTGCACGGCAGCGCTCATAGCAGCGGCGACGGCGGTGGCCTTCAACGACCCAAACACCACCCTCATCACGTGCGATAACTTCCAATGGAGGAACCGAACCACCGTTCATCAGATAGGTAAACAGTTCGTCGTCTGCCTGGATGGTGCGTTCATCGTCGTCATGACGCTTGTTGAAGCCTGCGCGAACGTGAATATCGTCGAGGCTGATGAACATTCCAGTGTCGGTACGCTTGATTGTCCCGTCGCGGGACATCTGTTTGAATGAGTTAGCCATTGTTTACAGCCTCGCCAGCTTTCTCTTCGCGACGAATGTATGCGGCATAACTTTCTGCTCGTTCAGCAGTAAGTCTGTAACTGCATTGCATATTTACCGAACAGCCTTTTTCATCAGCAAACTTGCGGTACAGGATAGCCAGTTCATCAACGGCGTTGGATTTAAACTCTTTAATCACAGAGTCAGTAACAGGTGTCAGCTCTCGCAGCTCTCGCTGAGCTTCCAGCAAATGCATGTTGGTGCGCTTCTTTGTATGACGCTCGACAATGCGATCACACTCTTTAGCCCAGCAGGAAACATCATCACGAAGGACGGTGTTTTCGATGGCGAGAACTGATCGCTGCTGCATGGACTCACACAGCGCAACGCTGGTTACGTCGAGTCTGGTTGCCAACTCGTTCATCAGCTGAGCTGAAGCAAGCGGGAGGTACTTAGCGGCAATGCGAGCTGCGTCTACCAACTTCTCTCTGGTCATGCGTGGTTGTAACTCGGTGACGGTCTGTGCGTTCGTCATGGTTAGTTTCTCCGTTATATAAGCGTCCTGCACGACGCTGAATTTTTGGCCTTACAACTTAGAAGAGGCCGCCTTGGTCTTTTGGGGAGGTGCGTTTTCGTTTAGTGATTTCAGCTTTTGTTACCTGTTTGTCTGCCCAGGCTTTCGCATGCCGCATCACATCATCAAAAATTGCTCCTTTCTTGCTGGCTTGCGACATACGCTTATATAAATCAATCGCTTGCCATGCCCCCCCTGAGCCACCGAAGAGGAAAAGCCTTGTTTAATCAGCAGTTCCTTAACGTTCTTCTCAATAAATTCGAGGTGGTTCATCAGTCCTCCAGTGGAAATATCCGCTGAATTTTGGTTGCACGAATCCCGCGCCTCACGGCGAAAAAATTATTTGGGTTCGCTTTAATAAGCACCCAGGGTAGGGCGCTTAATGAAGCGGGCGACTGCCATCGCCGGTTAGTTCTCCACACATCTGGAAGCGCACTCCAGCATTTCACACCTGTCACCCATAACTGATGGATTAAGGAGTGCGCTTTCAGCTGTGAAAATGGGCGGTCGGCATTAAGGACATTCACAATTACCGACCGCCAAGACTACACACAGCTTTCGTTACTACGGATTACCACGCTGGCTACGTGATTGGGTTGTGGCGCTGGGGCTCGAACCCAGATAACGTCCGGCCGGACCGCATGAGATACCCTGGGTTATGATCCTTGGGTAGCGCTCACCTCCCCATACAAAGGGCGCTCTATCCAGTTGAGCTACATCCACAACGGTTAGAGCACTATCACCGGTTCTATCGCCAGTCTGCTAAGCAGATACCGTCCCCTAAATGCTCTTACCTGTTGCACCCTCGTCTCTTCCGAGGTGTCACACCTTACCGCCACGCTGGTGAAGCGACACTGGCATAGTTCGTGCCTGGCTTGCACATTCCGGCTACCCGGCATGGAAAGTAGCAACAAAGGAACCCTGCGGGACCGCTGCGACACATGTGCCATATGCCGATGAGTTTAAGATAATAATAAATTGCGAATGACGCAAGTGATAAAATGCATATTGCGCAAATTTAGGGGCAAAAAAAAGACCTCAAATGAGGTCTGATTCTATGAGGAAACTTTCTAACCGTGGCGTTTAAAGGACTGAGATTGGCTGATTAAAACCTTTCCGTAGATGTGAAATCTATGCTCGTTATCCTTCGTAATGTTCCATTCTCTGTACATAGGGTTATCGGAGATAACCAGCAGCTGGTCTGGGATCATCTGAAGACGCTTAACGTAAACTTTACCGTCGAACCCAAACACGTAGATGCCATCGCCATCAAATTCATTAACGTTTACATCAACAAAGATTAGGTCACCAGGTTCAATGGTAGAGGCCATGCTATCGCCACGAACGTTGATGACCTTGACTCCTGATGACGTTCTGCCACCAAACATAGCTAATGCCTGGTCGTTGCTGTATTCGATAGCATGGATAACATCAATGACATCGCTACCTTGAATATGTCCTGCCCCGGCGCTTGCGCTCACATCAAGTACCTCGACTCTATATACATCAGCGACTTTGAGTGCTGGCGTATCGCTTCCACTGTTTATATATACAGTAGACTTATTTTCAGCAGAGGTAAATAGGTCAGGTACACTGACGCTTAATGCTTGAGCAAGTCTGTTAAGTGTTTGTTCTGAAAACTGCTTTTGCTTACCCGTTTCAAGGCGGGAAATATTGGCAGCATCAACCCCCACAGCCTCTGCAAGCTCTGCGATTTTTAAATTCTTCGCTAGGCGAAGTTGTCGTATGCGAGATCCTATATTCATGCGCCCATTACATGTTGTTTTTGCGTCTCATGCAAAGCAACTTGCGCAATTCGCTAGCATGCAATAAAATGCGTAATACGCAAATAAGGAGGTAATATGCAATCACCATTAAGAAAATTGCGTAAATCGCACGGTATGACCTTGTTGCATGTTGCGACTGGCGTACAGGTTGACCCGGCAACGTTGAGCCGCATTGAAAGATGCGAGCAAGTCCCCTCTGTAGAGCTGGCTGAACGTCTGGCCAAGTTCTTTAAAGGGGAGATCAGCGAGTTGCACATTTTATACCCGAGTCGCTATCAAGCATCTGACGACGTTGCAGGCAAGGGTAATCGTAATGCGAAAGCAGCAATCTAATAACTACCAAAGGAAAAACAAAATGGTAGACAGCATAAACACAGCGATTCGCCTGATGTGTAAGGCACATAAAAACGGTCGTGTCGGTATGGCAGCCGATTTGGGAATGACCATCGATCAGTTTCACAACCACATGTATCAGAAGTGCAATAGTCGTTTTTTTACCTTGGCTGAACTTGAAAGGATGCAGTCAATTTCGAACACCTCTCATCTGGCTGAGTACTTTGCAGCACGCTGCGGGAAGCTGCTGGTGGACATTCCGGCCCCCGATAGCATCGATAACGTCGATTTGTATGAGATCGATATGAAGGCGACAGCAGCTGCTGGTGAGCTGGCCTCCGCGAAGATGGCGGCAGTAGCAGATGGTGTGATCGACAAGAAGGAACGCCAGACCCTGTCTGATTTGTTCAACAAGAAGTTGCGTCACCAGATTCACGGCTTCCTGGGTTTCATGGCTCTGTACGGTGCGGGAATTTCAGATCAGGCAGTCGATGTTTTCGTTTCAACCGGCAGAAAAGGTGACGCCCCGAGTGTGCAGCTCGAGGCGTCTGGCGCGCCGGTTCTTTAAGTGGAGAAACTAACGCATGAACAGTTTAAACCGATTCAGGCCAGCTAAGCAATTTAGATGCCTTCCGCTGGTGGGTAAGAGCGTCCCGTTCGGCTATGTGGAAATAGTACCTGGGGAGAACGGAGACAACAACTACCAGCCATGTGCAGGAATGGTAGCCGCATTTGCTCTGATGAACGAGAAGGGTCGCGAAGAATGGCTGAAGTTGACCGCAGGTTCAGAGACCAGCGAGGTATCCCGGTACGGGTTATCCGGTGGGAGCCAGATTCCCGACGCGTTATATACCTTCGCGAAGGTTACGAACATGAGTGCTTCAGCCCTCTTGAGCAATTCCAGCGCAAATTTACAGAGTTAAAGGACTGCCATGAGCCTGTTAATGCCATCCCGGCCAATAGTGATAAACCCTGACCTTGCTTACAGCATTGGCCTCAATGAGGCGATTGCGTTGCAGCAGGTGAACTATTGGCTCAAAGAAACCAACTCCGGCCTGGAGCGCGACGGCGTACGCTGGATTTATAACACCAACGAGCAGTGGCTGGAGCAGTTCCCGTTCTGGTCTGAGTCCACTCTGAAGCGCACCTTCACCCGCCTGAAGACCCTCGGCGTGCTCAAAATTGAGCAGCTAAACAAGTCCCAGCGCGACATGACGAACTACTACACGATCAACTACGAAAGCGAGCTTTTAGACGAGGTCAAAGTGACTAAATCCAGGAGTTCAAAATGCGCTCTTCCATCAGGTCAAAATGAACCAATGGAACAGGTCAGTGTGAAACGCTCCACCGGGTCAAAACGAACCGATGTCATCAGGTCAAAATGCACTGATGTTCTTACAGAGAATACAACAGAGAGTACTACAGAGAATAAAACCCCTTCTTGTCCGGTTGCGTCGCAACCCGACCGTGATGTGTTGATCACCGATCAGGCGAAACAGGTTTTGGTTCACCTGAACCAGGTAACCAACTCCCGTTATCAGGTTTCAACCACCTCACTGCAGAACATCCGTGCCCGTATTGGCGAAGGGTTCACCGTGGAAGAGTTGTCGCTGGTGGTGGACTACTGCAACGCCAAGTGGGGAGACGATCTGAAAATGTCTGACTACCTGCGGCCACAGACGTTGTTCCAGCCGTCGAAGTTTCCGGGCTACCTGAAATCAGCAAACGGCTGGCACAAGGCTAATCGTCCGGCACGAGTGAATGGGGAGTGGGTACGCGAAGATGGCGTATTCCGATCCTCGTTCCAGGGCACCGATTACAGCAAAATTCCTGCGGGTTTCAGGGGGGCAAATTCATGAGCCTGGTGAAGTTTAACAATGAAATTGGTCGCCTGAACGGGCGCTATGGAGTGGAGTCATGATCGGATTAACACCACGTCAGAGTGAAGTGCTGGATGCCATCAACCTCTACAAAGAGCGTACTGGGTTTCCTCCAACTATATCAGAGCTTACCGGATTGATTGGATGCTCATCAGGAAACACCGCTGCAGGCCATGTGAAATCACTTCAGAAGAAGGGGTACATCTCCGTTGCGCCTGGCGCGGCGCGGGGAATAACCGTCCTCAAATCTGAATGTGATATGGATGCTGCATCGATCATCAAGGCGCTTGTTAACGGTGAACAGGGTGCCAGAGAGAACGCCGTCGCCTGGCTGGAAGAACGCGGAGTGAAACCATGAAATTAACTCTGCCGTTCCCGCCGAGTGTAAACACGTACTGGCGCTCGCCGACCAAGGGACCGTTAAAAGGACGGGTGCTTATCAGCGCAAAGGGTAGGGCTTATAAATCAAGTGTCCGCAAAGCGGTGATTGAGCAATTATGCGCACTCCCAAAGGCATCCTCTGCGCTGGCTGACGTTGACATAGTTCTCTACCCACCTGACTTAAGGGATCGAGACATAGACAATTTCAATAAAGCACTCTTTGACTCACTGACCTATGCATCTGTCTGGGTGGACGACAAGCAGATCAAGCGTCTTTGTATTGAATGGGGTGAAAAGGTGAAGGGCGGCAAGGTCGAGATAACGATTGTTCAATACAAACCCAGGGCGAGTGCAGTCGCCTGATAAGTGGAGAAGAGCATGAATCAGATGAATATCACAGTGAATTGCCCTACGCACCACGCGATGATCCAGGGAGCGCAGGTAATGATGTCCAGCCGTGAAATATCGGAGCTGGTTCAGAGTAAGCATGGAGATGTAAAGCGCTCTGCTGAAAGACTTGCTGCTGGTGGACTTTTAACCGCGCCATTGGCGCAGTTCGATTTCACCCACAATGGCAACGTTTACCAGGAGTACCGATTCAATAAGCGGGACTCGCTTGTGATCGTTGCAAGGTTATCGCCGGATTTTACTGCAGCTGTAGTAGACCGGTGGCAGGAACTCGAAAGCGGAACTACGCCAGCCGTTCCAAAGTCATTCTCGGAGGCACTTCGCCTGGCTGCGGATCTGGAAGAGCAGAAGCAACGACTGAGTGCTGAACTGGCAATAGCAGCACCAAAGGCGGATTTTGTTGATCGCTACGTTATGGCCGCTGGCTCAATGACGTTCCGCCAGGTAGCCAAACTGCTAAATGCGAAAGAACCTGAATTCCGCCTTTTCCTGCTGGATAACCACATCATGTACCGGTTGAACGGTACGCTTACGCCGTACCATCAACACATCGAGGCCGAACGCTTTGAAGTGAAGACCGGCACTACCAGTGCTTCGAACTATGCCTTTAGCCAGGCGCGCTTTACAGCGAAGGGTGTGCGCTGGGTTGGTGGTCTTTGGGCAGAGCATATCGCTAAGGGGCAGATGGCGTGAGAGCTTTACTGACACCTGAGATTGCGCCAATTGCCGGGGTGGTGCTCTTCCGGCCCGGAACCGAGTTGATGTGGCTGTTCCGTCAGGGACGCGTTGTGATCGAAACTCCAGGCGAGCAGCTGGCAGATATGCCTTCCGGAGCCTTACCACAATCCCATCAGCCACTGGCTGAGGATGCCAGCTTGCAGCCTGTCTTTGAAAACCCCAGGGTGATCCAGCGTGCTGGTGGTCTGGCTGTTCTTGATGCCTGGTTGATGAAAAAACGAGAATGTCAGTGGCCTCATAACGACTGGCACGCGAGCGACTTCACCATCATGCGGCACGAACCAGGCAGTATTCTTCTTTGCTGGGGATGTGATAACCAGCTGCGTGATCAATCCACTGAAAGGCTGGCAGGCATTGCCCGTAAAAACCTGGTATCCTGGCTGTTGAAGACCGTAAGTGGTCAACTTGGCTTCAGTGAAGACCATTTGCTTACGCTGCCAGAGTTCTGCTGGTGGCTGGTAAAGAACGGGCTGGCAGATGTTATCCCGGAAAGTATGGCAATCAAGGCTCTGAGGTTGCAGCCAGAACCCATGCAATCTGTGATGCGCGAAAGTGACATAACCCCATCGTTACCAGCGGTAGACCTGCTGCAGGAGAAAGCAAAAAAGATAGTGGCGGTGAAGGTTGATCCAGATACCCCTGAATCCTTCATGCTCAAGCCGAAGCGCCGCCGCTGGGAAAATGAGAAGTACACCCGTTGGGTTAAGACGCAGCAGTGCATGTGCTGTAACAACCCGGCAGATGATCCCCACCATCTGATAGGCCACGGGCAGGGTGGGATGGGTACAAAGGCGCATGACCTGTTTGTGATACCTCTGTGCAGAGAGCATCACGACGAGTTGCACGCTGGCCCTGTGGCATTTGAAGCGAAATACGGCGACCAGTTAACGCTGCTGTTTCGGTTTTTAGATCGTGCGCTGGCTATCGGCGTACTGGCGTAGTGGAGACGCAAAATGATTAACCCTTCTGAAGTTGGAAAGGCGGGCGAAATGGTTCGCCTGCGCACTCTCGAAAGCATCTGGATTCAGGGCAAGCTCCGCATGTGGGGCCGCTGGTCTTATATCGGTGGCGGTTCTGGCGGGAACATGTTCAACCAGCTGCTGGCATCAGGAAAAATCACCAAAACGGCTATCAACGATGCGCTTCGCCGTATGAAGAAATCCGGCATCAGCAAACCAGAGCTTAAAGCGTTCTTCAAAGAGATCCTTGAAGGTAAGCACAAAAGCGGACTGGCGTTCTGTACCGACGACGAAGCAATGATTATTGACTCAGTTATGAGCGAAGTACTGGTCCGTTCTGGTAATGAAAAACTGCAGGCAATCATTGAGAAGCGTTATGTACGCCGCTTAAGTAAAAAGGCCATGGCGCGAGATCTAAATGAAAAACATCCCGAGTGGTGCTTACGAACCTGCGAAAGCCGGATCGATGTCTGGCTAAATGTTGCAGAATCGATGCTATACAAGCCAATGTGTGACGCATTCGGAACAAATAGCGACAAGTTTTACTTGAATGATTGCGCGGAAAATGCTTAAATTCAGATAAGCTCGGGACGTTAAAGCGAACTGAGCAGTAACACAAAAAGAAACCCGCCATCAGTGCGGGTTTTTTCGTCTCCAAGGGCTGCCATATGGCGGCCTTTCTTGTATCTGCGCCTCGCTCGGCGCACATCAACCGCAGAGTCTTTCAGGGTGAGCCTTAGCAGTGGTCAGTGTGACTACATCTGCGGGCTGTTCCACTCTGAGCGTAAGGCTCACCACTAAAGGAAAGTCACTATGTTCGGTATCTTCAAAAAGAAAGCACGTAAAGCAATCGTCGAAGTGAAGAAGATGGAAAACCGCGATGCAGTAGAGGCGACGGTCTGGGGATGCTATTCAGTCGCATATGCTGACGGCACCTGCGATGCATCAGAAATTGCAACGCTCGAAAAGACAATTCAGGCAAAACCGGCGTTCTCTGCCTTTGCGGGTGAGATTGCCAGTATGAGCAGCAATATTCGGGCTCAATACGAAGCGTCGCCACGCTCTGCCAATGCCCAGGCAATGCGTGAACTGGCTGATGTAGCTGGTACGCCGGACGCGGTTGATGTTCTCTGCCTCTGTCTGGATGTGGCAGATAACGATGGGATTGGCGAAGACGAAGAGAAGCAGCTGAAAAAAATCGCCCAGGCGTTGCAACTCCCTCTGGATCAATATCTGTGATCGGCAATCTCCGCTGGGTCGCCGCGGGGATTCTGTTATTCCTGGTGGTGGCTATCGACTTTACCAGCAAGATGATGTCGATTTTGGCAGACGGCGCGCTGGTGGCCGGGGTGGTTGCTATGCTCTGGCCTCTGATTAAAAGCAGTAAATAACACTGCGCAAAAGGTCATTTTTGATGGCCTTTGACGGAGTGATAACTATATCCGCACAGACGGCATTTCTTTCCCCTCATTTTTGAGAGGACTCACGGCAATAAGAGGGGGCTCGATGTCAGATCCTGTTACTGGCACTACGGTCGCGGCTGGTGGTCTGATGGGGGCCAGCGTTTTTGGCCTGGCTACTGGTATTGATTATGGTGTGGTGTTTGGTGCATTCGCCGGTGCTGTTTTTTACGTAGCGACTGCGGTCAACATCAGCCGCACCAAGCTGGTGGGCTACTTCATCACGTCGTTCATCGTCGGCGTTCTCGGCGCACCTCTTATTGGGTCGTACTTCTCCAAATGGACGGGGTATAGCGACAGACCGCTTGATGCGCTTGGCGCGGTAATCGTCGCCGCAATTGCTATTAAGCTACTGACATTCTTCAGCAGTCAGGATTTGGAAAGCCTGTTTGGAATTCTCTCTCGTTTTCGTGGAGGAGGGGCCAGCAATGGTAACAAGTGATCCGAGCGCAATGGTGAACGCCCTTATCTGTGGCGTGATCGTCATTGTCCTGATGTTTTACCAGCGAGGAGGTGCGAGACATCGCCCTCTGATATCGCTGATGGCTTATCTAACGGTGCTGGTTTATGCCAGCGTCCCTTTCCGTTACCTGTTCGGCCTGTATCAAGAATCTCACTGGTTCGTGGTGCTGGTGAACGTCCTGATTTGCGCTGCTGTTCTCTGGGCAAGAGGAAACGTAGCGCGCCTGGTTGATGCACTGAGGCACTAATGAACCAATCTCAATTTCAGAAGGCGGCTGGTATCAGCGCCGAGTTAGCCGCGCGCTGGTTTCAGCCAATCACCAACGCGATGGAAGAGTTCGGCATCACCCACCCGGTAGATCAGGCAATGTTCATCGCCCAGACGGGGCATGAAAGCGGAGGTTTCACACGGCTGGTTGAAAGCATGAACTACAGCGTTGCTGGTCTGAGTGGATTTATTCGGGCAGGACGCATCACGCAGAACCAGGCTAACGCATTGGGTCGCCGTCCTGAAGAGCGCGGTTTGCCCATTGAGCGCCAGCGCGGCATAGCTAACCTGGTCTACAGCAAGCGCATGGGCAATAACGCACCAGGTGATGGCTGGCTATACCGTGGACGTGGGCTTATCCAGATTACCGGCCTGAACAATTATCGTGAGTGCGGCAACGGCCTGAAGGTGGATCTGGTTAAACAGCCCGACCTGTTAGCACAGGATGAATATGCAGCCCGAAGCGCAGCGTGGTTCTTTGCCTCCAGAGGCGGACTGAAGTATTCCGGTGACATCCTGCAGGTCACGAAGATTATCAACGGCGGCACAAATGGTCTTGAGGATCGACGAGCTCGCTTCGGTAATGCCAGAAAGGTGCTGGTATGACGAAATGGCTGCGCATTCTCCTCCCGCACTGGGAAACAGACACTGTCGTGCTGCAGGCAAAAGGTGATGAGCTCCATATCGTCTGCAGCTATGCCGATATCGATCCGGGTGAAGTCTTTGATGGCATGTGTGAGCTGAAGATTTTCACCTGGCTCAACTGGGGTTTCCCGTTCGGTGAACCTATCAACGTGCGATCTTTTGAACCAAAGGTAAACGCATGAGCATTGTAGAAATCGTTATCGGTGTAGTAGGCGCAATCCTCGCTGCAGCGTCTGGTGGTTTTGGTCTGGGCCATATCCGGGGAACCAGAAAAGCAGAAGCGGAAGCAGATAAGCAGCGAACCGAAGAGAACGCAGCGGCCACGAAGGCAGCCGCAGAACGCCGCGTTGAAGTAACCAAGGAGACCAGCAATGTTCAGCAGACTGTTAACCATATGCCTGATGACGATGTTGATTGTGAGCTGCGCTCAGACTGGACCCGCAAAGGTTGAAGTCATCGACACCGGCTGTGATTGGGTCAACGTCATCCGCCTCACGGAGCACGACATTGAAGTGATGGATCGGCAGACGAAGAAAGACGTACTGGCGCATAACAAATCAGTGCAGGCGAACTGCCGCAAACAGGAGTAGAGCATGCTTCTGGTTTTACATTCCATAGCTGGTCTTTACCCGTATCCAACAAAGAGAGAACAACCGATGAGCGAAGCAAAACCGCAGGATGGCACAACCGTTAAGGGCTACCGCACGTTAACACCAGGCGAAATTCAGCGTCTGAACCGGCTGAAGGATGTCAGTCGTCACTTTTTAAGCCTCCTTGATACCGAGCGTGGGGAACTGGCTGCAGTCCGTAATGGTCCAGCGATGCTGAGTACCGAACAGGCGCATGAGATTGATGATGCCATGCGCAGCCTGTCTATCGCGCGTACCAAAATGCAGGAAGCTTGTATGTGGGCCTGCCGTTCCGTTGCTCGTCCTGATGCTGATTGCTAGCTATTACAAAGCTCATCTGCTGGTGGGCTTGATAATGGCATTCAAGACCCTATGATGTAGCTATACATACACATCAAAGGCAATAACAATGATTTACAGCGCTCAAACCTACTACATAAGCAGCGAAACAGACGCTCGTCTCATTCGTTACGATGTCATCAAACTTCATAGTGATGCCTATCAGGTGAAGGTTTTCGATGACCAACAACGCGGGATCTCTCACCCAAGTCTGGTTGCGCAGATTGATGATTTTCAGATTACCGTAGAGGAATACGTTAAGGCTCAGTCATTAGGGTTTGATGAGGGCAGTGATTTCGATACGTCTTCAGGTTTTGAATATACAATCCCGGAAATTCTGCAAAAGCACCGTAATAAATTGTCATAATCCAACCGCCTCCGGGCGGTTTTTTATTGCCATAAGTCTTGGTATCCCCCGTAGAGGATAAATTAAAAATATCCTCTAAAGCGGATAAAAACCAACAAACCCATACGAGGATAATCAATGTCAGAAATTACTGTTACGCCTTCTCAGCAGATCCGTTTGAACCTGCTCGCTAATCTGAGCTATGACACTGCGGCATCAGCACTGGCGATTAAGTTTGTTGGTGACGATCCTCTTAAGTATCAGATTTTCATTAACCAGTACGCTCGTGTAACGACTGAAAACGGGCTGGTGGCCAGAACGACGAAAGCCATCAAAGAGTCGGAAGAAGCGCTCCTGCTTTTCGATGCCGAAGCTGGGAGTTGAGCATTACCGATATCTGACTGGCCTCGCTTATGCGGGGCTTTTTATTGCGCTTCGCACGCGCACTATGAAGAGAGTCTTTCAGTAGTGAGCCTGGGTGATGCCGTTAGGTTGCGTTTACCTCTCGGGCGGCATTGCCGTGCGGCAGGCTCACGTCTAAAAGGAAACGCACATGAAAAGTCTTGAAATTAAATATGAGGATGGGAAGTTAACCCACCTCATTATTGACGGCTTGAAAGTCGATGGTTTAACGGCGATTAACTTCAGCCATGCCATTGGTGAAGAACTGCCAACATTGTCGATTACTTCCCACATAACCGGGAATTTAACCCTTTCCACTGACTTTGCTATTAATGCTGAAGGTGATCCTGACGCAACGGCAGAGAGGTTAAGAGAAGCAGTTAAGGCCGGGGCCAATGCTGGTATTCGCGAAGTCGCGAAAGGACGTTAATGCATCATGATGAATGTTGAGATTGATGGAGTGAAATACGTCCCAGCAAGTTTGGCGAGTAGCAGAATCGGAATAGCTATAACCACTCACAACCGACCTGATGCACTGAAACGTGCCATTGATCAACACATAAAGCATCTACCCACTGGTGCGCTGGTGATAGTGATTGACGATGGCTCTAAACCATCAGCTTCTGTCCCCGACGGGATTCAGCTGCTACGTCATGAATCATCTCTGGGGATTGTGGCCTCGAAGAACGCCAGCTTAACCGCGCTGGTGGATGCCGGATGTGAACACCTGTTCCTGTGGGACGATGATGCATGGCCAATCGCTGATAACTGGCATCAGCCTTATATAGAATCACCAGAGCCGCATCTGGCTTACCAGTTCCTCGACCTCGCTGGACGCAATAAGCTGAACGATATGGCTGTACTGTACCGGGATCATAAGCACATCGCTTACACCGGGCAGCGTGGCGTGATGCTCTACTTCCACAGCAGTGCGATAGAGAAGGTAGGTGGTTTCGATACGGTATATGGTCGAGGCATGTACGAGCATCCTGATCTGGCGCTTCGGATCTACAACGCCGGATTATCGACTTGGGCATTTGCTGATGTGGTTGGTTCAGAAAAACTGATTCACTCGATGGACGAGTATGAAGAGGTGGCCCGCTCTATCCCGCGACCTGAGCGTGAGAGCCTGGCCAAGACCAACGCCCGAATTTATAGCGCTCGCAGGGACAGTGGATATTCAGGGTATGCCGCATACCGGCAGCAGCATGATGTTGTGATCACCTCCCTCCTGACAAGTGAACCTGATCCGCAGCGCAAAGTTAAGATGGCCGCCGACCCGACCTTATTGCAGGTGTGGGCCCGTTCCATTCGTGGCGCTAAAGCTATTGTGCTGGCCGACGAGCTTACTACTGCGCCGGAAGGTGTCACCCTGCACTCAGTACCTGCATTGAACATGAGCCCGTATTTTGCGCGCTGGCTGCATATCTATCAGTACTTAAGAGCTCATCCTGAATATCGCTTCGTCTGGTGTACCGACGGTACTGACGTTGAAATGCTGCGGGAACCCTGGGCAGAAATGGAGCCGGGTAAAATTTACGTCGGCTCTGAGCATAAGACGTATGCCGAAGAGTGGATGAAGGCCAATCACCACGGCAAAGCCTATAGCGAGTTCCTCGAGCAGCAGCGGGATGACCAGCTGCTTAATGCTGGCCTGATTGGCGGCATCCGTGAAGATGTAATGGAGTTCGCTCACCGGATCATCCGTCAGCATTACCTGATTGAAAGCCACCGATTCTGGAAGATGGAAACAGCTCCCGCCACGCTGGTGGACATGGGTGCATTCGGCATGGCTGCAAAGTCGTTCGGTGATCGAATCGTTACTGGTCCGCGCATTCATACGGTCTTCAAAACGGATGGCATCGGAAAGGAGGTGGCATATTGGAAACACAAGTGAAGTTCGTTGTGGTTGGCCATCATTCGCGCTTTGCTTCAGCTGCATTACTGGCTGATCAACTTGGTGCCCACCTTCTTATTGATGAAGGGAACCACGGCGCGAACTGGAATCACCGGCGCGCGCTTGAATGGGCCGCCGAACAATCCAGCAGGGTAGTGGTGGCGGAAGACGATGCTCTACCCGTTACTGGGTTCGCTGACAAGGTGGCTGAATGGCTGGCCCGTTTCCCTGATGCGCTATGTTCGTTTTATCTCGGCACAGGCCGCCCGCCACAGTATCAATTGGAGATAGCTTCAAAATTAATAGCGGCTGATAAAGCACGCTCTGACTTTATAACCATGCAGCGCCTGATTCACGGAGTGTGCTACAGCGTACCTCAGCACCATATCAAGCGAGTACTGGGTAAGTGGAGCCACAGCAAAGCAGCTGACTATGCAGTCGGCGACGCGTACGGCGGCCCTGTTGTATATCCATGCTACTCACTCGTTGATCATGCTGATGGACAGCCTGTCGAACCGGCACGAGACAATCAGCCAAGGGTAGAACGTCGAAAGGCCTGGAGGTTAGATGGGTAGGTTAAAGACTCTACAGCCACGCCTGAAGGCCATTGATACTCGCCGCATAAAGCCAGTCTATGGTGAGAATCGCCGCATCAGTGGGAGTGCCAGGGTTGGCCTTAAGCGCCGGATCTATGTTCGTGATGGTGGCCATTGCTGCATGTGTGGACATGTAGTGGATCTGCACGACAGTGAGCTTGACCACCGCATAGCACTACAATTTGGCGGTGACAATCATGAGCGCAACCTATGGACGCTGTGCATTGCTTGTCATTCTGGTAAGTCATCGCGTGAAGCATCAACGAACCAGCCTGACAGCGAGGCTCTGAAGCACTCAGTTCCTCGTGATAAATCGCAGGATGGAATCGTAATTCTCTGAACAAACATCGGGGGGGGGGGTATCAGTGGGTGTCAACGGCGATCGCGCTGGACACCGCGCCCCCTCTCACGCACAGAAAAAATTCCCCTTTGGAGGGTGTTAACGTGTTAACAGGACAAAAGCGCAAATTCGCACAGGCGCTGATGTCCGGTTCATCCCAGGCTGAAGCAGCCCGTAAGGCCGGTTATTCCGAGAAAACCGCAAGGTCACAGGGTTCCCGGCTGGCAAAAGACCCGGATATCATCGCGTTTCTCAATAAAAAACGTGCTGCCGATCCATACGATGTACCGACCCGGGCTGAAAGCACTTCACCACCTCCACTAGTTAACAGCACGGTAAAAACCTTTGAAGATCCTCTCGAGTTTCTTAAGTCAGTTATGAATGACACGACTGAAGAAATTGACACCCGGAAGGATGCGGCAAAGGCAATGCTTCCTTATCTCCATCCGAAAAAAGGAGAAGGCGGTAAAAAAGACGCTCGACACGCAGCTGCGAAGGTGGCAACCGCTGCCAGCAAATTTGGCGCGATGGCTCCACCAAAGCTGGTGGTCAACAATAAGGGGTAACCTATGGCGCAGTGGTCTACGGCATGCCCCGACTGGGAAAAGCGCCTTGTTGCTGGCGAATCCATCATTCCTCCACCTATTTTTCCAGATCAGGCTGAACAGGCACTGGGTATCTTTCGCGAACTGCGAGTCTCTGATCTGCCGGGAAAGCCGACATTTGGTGAGTGTTCTGAGGAGTGGGTCTTTGATTTCGTAAAAGCCATCTTTGGTGGTTATGAGGCGGATACTGGCAACCAGCTTATTCGTGAATACGGGTTACTGATTTCAAAGAAGAACACCAAATCCACCATCGCTGCGGGAATTATGCTTACCGCGCTGATCCTGTGTTGGCGCGAAGATGAAGAACATCTGATTCTTGCACCAACCAAAGAGGTCGCAGATAACAGCTTTAAGCCAGCGGCCGGGATGATACGTGCTGATGACGAGCTGTCCGATATGTTCCAGATACAGGATCACATCAGGACAATTACTCACAGGGTCACACGAAACACACTTAAAGTGGTGGCTGCAGATACAGATACCGTTTCAGGTAAAAAATCGGGCCGTATCCTTGTCGATGAACTCTGGTTATTCGGAAAGCGTTCAAATGCCGAAGCGATGTTCATGGAAGCGCTGGGCGGGCAGGTCTCAAGAAACGAAGGCTGGGTTATCTTTCTGACAACCCAAAGTGATGAGCCACCTGCTGGTGTGTTCAAAGAACGGCTTGATTACTGGCGCGATGTTCGCGACGGTAAAATACCTGATCCGAAAACGCTCGGTGTTCTGTACGAATTCCCGGAAGAACTGGTTGAGAGAAAGGCATATCTTGACCCTGATAATTTTTACATTACAAACCCAAACATTGGGCGTTCGGTAAGCGCTGAATGGATAGCCGACCAGCTTCGTAAAAATCAGGCGAAAACTGACGGCACCCTGCAGCAGTTCCTGGCTAAGCACCTCAATATTGAAATTGGCCTTAACCTTCGCACTGACCGGTGGGCTGGTGTCGATTTCTGGGAGCCACAAATCAGGCCGGTAACTTTCAGCGATATTCTGCATCGTGCTGAAGTTGCCACGGTTGGTATCGACGGAGGCGGCCTGGATGACCTTCTTGGCCTTTATGTGATTGGCCGTGACAAAGATACGCGCGAATGGATCGGGTGGGGTCATGCCTGGGCACACGAAATAGCAGTTCGCCGCCGTAAAAGCGAGGAATCACGCTTCAATGATTTTGTGAAAGCTGGTGACCTGACTATCGTTAAGCGCGTTGGGCAGGATACAGAGGAAGTGGCTGAATATGTCAGCCGTCTCAATGATGCGGAACTGCTGGACAAAATTGGCATTGACCCTTCCGGAGTCGGTCAGATACTTGATGCTCTCGTTGAAGCTGAAATACCCGAAGAAGCCGTAGTTGGTGTCAGCCAGGGATGGAGGCTTGGTGGAGCGATTAAAACCACTGAGCGTAAACTGGCAGAAGGGGTTCTTATCCATGGTGGTCAGCCATTAATGTCCTGGTGTGTGGGTAATGCCAGGGTGGAGCCAAAAGGTAACGCAATCCTCATAACTAAGCAGGCCAGCGGTAAAGGAAAGATCGACCCACTGATGGCTCTATTCAATGCAGTCTCGCTTATGGCACTTAATCCTGAAGCGAAGAAGAAAGATTACCAGGTATTTTTTATATAAATCACACGTCAGTTAATGACCCGCTACTGCGGGTTTTTTCGTTTCTGGAGGACAGTAAATGAAGCTTGACCGCGCATGTACGATCATGACGGTGAAAGCGGTGGATGAGGATAAACGGATAATCACCGGGATAGCTTCTACACCATCACCCGACCGTGACGGCGACATCATGGACCCTGACGGTGCGAAGTTCGGTAGTGAAAACCCCTTTCTCTGGCAGCACGACAGATCACAGCCCATCGGGAACTGCTCTGCAAAAAAGGTGAAAGAGGGACTTCAGATTACGGCACAGCTCGTAAAGCCGACACCGGACATGCCATCACAGCTGGTTGCCAGGCTTGAAGAAGCATGGGCATCAATTAAAGCAGGTCTCGTAAAAGGTCTGTCTATCGGCTTCAAGCCAATTAAATACGCGTATCTCGACTCTGGCGGCATCCACTTTCTTGAATGGGAGCTTCTGGAAGTCTCCGCAGTAACGATCCCGGCAAACGCCGAGTGCTCAATTCAAACCGTTAAATCTTTTGACCGCCAGTTACTCGCCGCGCTTGGCACAGTGAAGCCGGTAGTTAAAACAACAAATTCTGCTGGCGCTTCAGCACCGAATAAATCTTCTCAAAAAGGAAAACCAACGATGAATATCGCTGAACAGATTAAAAGTTTCGAAAACAAGCGTGCAGCGCTGGCAGCTTCACTGAGCGACATCATGAGCAAAGCAGCTGATGAAGGCCGCACTCTGGATGCTGAAGAAACTGAAAGCTACGACAACACCTCTGCTGAAGTTAAATCAGTAGACGAGCACCTGAAGCGCCTGCGCGATATGGAAGTAAATATGGCCGCCACAGCCAAGCCAGTAACAAAAACAGCAAGCGGAGATGTTACTGTGGTTAATCAGGCTCCTGCTATTATTCGCGTACCACCTAAGCTGGAAAAAGGCATCGCGATGGCCCGCTTTACGAAGGCGCTTGCCGCCGCAAAAGGTGTTCGCTCTGAAGCCCTGTCTATTGCGAAAAGTAAATATCCAGAAGATAACAAACTTCACCATGTCTTAAAGGCTGCGGTAGAAGCAGGAACCACAACCGACCCAGCATGGGCTGGGGCCCTAGTTGAGTACCAAGATTTTGCAAATGACTTTGTAGACTTCCTGCGCCCACAAACAATTATCGGACAGTTTGGTGTAGGAAATATCCCTTCACTGCGCGACGTGCCTTTTAATGTTCGAATTCCAGTTCAAACCTCCGGTGGGGCTGCTCAATGGGTAGGCCAGGGCAAGGCTAAGCCCCTTACCAAATTTGATTTTTCAAACATCACGTTTGGATTCTCAAAGGTGGCAGCGATTTCAGTTCTTACAGAAGAGTTGATCCGCTTCTCAAATCCGAAAGCAGATGTTCTGGTTCGTAACTCTCTCGCCGAAGCTGTCATTGCGCGATTGGATACTGACTTTGTTGACCCTAATAAATCTGAAGTGGCTGGCGTTTCGCCTGCCTCTATCACAAATGGTGCTACAACCATCCCGAGCACCGGCGATCCTGATGCTGATAGTACTGCAGCATTCCAGGTATTTATGGACGCCAACCTACAACCTACCGGCGCTGTCTGGTTGATGTCGAGTTCAACAGCGTTAGCTATTTCAAAGCGTAAAAATGCTCTTGGGCAGAAAGAATACCCAGATATGACAATGTTTGGCGGCACTTTCGAAGGTCTCCCCGCTATCGTGTCTCAATACGTCGGCAATCAGCTGATCCTCATGAATGCACCGGATGTATATCTGGCAGATGAAGGTGGCGTTGCTGTCGATATGTCCACCGAGGCATCTCTGGAAATGGAGTCCTCTCCTACTGGAGATAGCGTAACTCCGACGGGCGTGGAACTTGTGTCAATGTGGCAGACCAACAGCGTTGCAATCCGTGCTGAGCGCTGGATTAACTGGAAGCGTCGCCGCACTGCCGCGGTGGCTGTTATCAGTGGTGTAAATTACAGCACCGGACAAACCAGCTAAGAAGGAGGGCGGGGGAAACCCCGCCGTTTCAAATGGCGAAAATCAGATACCTTCAGCGTACACATGACTCATGGCCAGGCGATGAGAAGATTGTGAACGACCAGTGCGCAAGGGTACTGGTACTGCTTAAAAAAGCTGAATATGTGACCAGCAGAAAGTCTGCGGCGCAGAAAAATAAAAAATTTAAAGCGGAGAATGGCTGATGTGGAATCCTTTTAGACGGAAAGAGAAAGCACTACAGCAACCATCATCCCGCGCCTGGACTCCGATATTCTCATTTGTCAGAGAGCCCTTTGCCGGAGCCTGGCAAAGAAATATGGAGGTCAGGAATGAAACCGTGCTTTCTTATTACGCGGTATTTTCATGCATTACGCTGATCGCCAGCGATATTTCCAAAATGTACCCTGCAGTTCAGGCCAAAGATTCTAACGGAATCTGGAAAGAGATATCAGATGCCAGTTTCGACAACCTGATCAGCAAACCAAACCAGTTTCAGAACACGATTCAGTTCTTTGAGACGTGGATGAACTCCAAACTTTCACGCGGCAACACCTACGTGATGAAGGTAAAAAATAATGCCGGGCAAATCACTGAACTGCGCATTCTTGACCCGGACAAGGTTGTACCGTTAGTTGCCGATGATGGCTCAGTCTTTTACCAGATTAGCCCTGACAATATTAGCGGGCTGGAAACACAGGTAACTGTGCCGGCTCGTGAAATCATCCATGACCGTTTCAACTGCCTTTTTCATCCTCTGGTTGGCATTTCCCCGATTTATGCCTGCGGCCTTGCAGCAATGCAGGGCAAACACATTCAGGAGAGCTCAGCTTTCTTCTTCAAAAACGGTGGCAAGCCAAGTGGGGTTATCACCATCCCAGGGTCGGTCGATGCAGCAAAGGCCAAAGAAATCAAGGAAGCATGGGATGTAGGTTACACGGGTGAGAACGCAGGTAAGACTGGCCTTCTGTCAGGCGGTGCGGAATATAAAGCTATTACCATGTCAGCTGTCGATGCGCAGACTGTTGAGCAGCAGAAACTCTCTGCGGAAATGGTTTGTTCTGCATTCCACGTACCGGCATATAAGGCGGGAGTCGGCGAAATTCCAAGTTCTGACAACGTCGAAGCCCTTGAGCAGCAATACTACTCGCAGTGCCTGCAGGTATTGATTGAGTCTATCGAGTCACTTCTGAAAGAAGCATTCGAACTGGGTGCTAAAAAACGCGTTGAGCTTGATATCGGAGCCCTGCTGCGGATGGACAGCGAGCGTAGGATGAAAGCCTTGGGAGATGGTGTTAAAAACACGATCCTGACTCCCAACGAGGCACGTAAAAGCGAAAACCTACCCCCTGTTGAGGGCGGAGATTCACTATACCTTCAGCAGCAGAATTACAGTCTTTCAGCGCTGGCTCGGCGTGACGCATCCGAAGATCCATTTGGAACCACCCGGCAGGAAACTCAGCCTGTAGAAACGCCTGTAGATAACAGCTCAAAAGCATTAAGCGAGACAGAGCTCTTCGCAGCGAAATCAATGCTCAGAGGATTATTAACAAAATGAATGAACGTGAATTGTCCCTGATAAAAGCGCTGGGTGAAGAGTTTGGGTTGGTGCTTCGCGCGATGAAGGATGATTTTGCTAAATCACTTGAATCGCAGAAGACAAATTTTGAAAAACAACTGGCTGATCTCCGCGAATCAATCCCCAAGGTGACTGAGTTTGAGGTGCCAGACTTTTCAAAAATGGTTGCTGAAGAGGTTGGGAGAATTGAGATACCTCAGCCGGAAGAGCTACCTGATATCGGACAGTTGGTATCTGAAGCAGCGCAAAGTGCTGTTAAACAGCTTGCTGATTCCATTCGCATTCCTGAGGACGGTAAAAGCGTCACCGTTGAAGATCTTCGACCGCTGGTAGAGGAAGTGGTATCAGCATCGCTACCTGAACCGGTTGATGTAGAGAAGCTGGCTGAAGATGTAGCGGCGAAAATCCCGGTCCCAGAATCTGGATCTGATGGTCGAGACGCTCTGGCAATTGAGATTGAGCCCTTCATCGACGAGAAGAAAAGCTATCCTCGCGGCACTTACGCAACACATAACGGCGGCCTGTGGCGCTCCCATGAGAAGACCTACGGCATGCGGGGCTGGGAGTGCATTGTTGACGGCGTATCCGCTGTTGATATCCAGCAGGATAACGAGCGCTCTTTCTCAATAACTGTTGAGAGGGCAAGCGGCGTCCTGGGAGTTAAATCCTTCGATGTCCCGGTAACAATCTATCGCGATGTTTTCAAGGCAGGTAATGAATACCATCCTGGTGATACCGTTACATGGAATGGCTCTCTCTGGCACTGCAATGAATCCACAAAGGATAAGCCTGGCGAACCTGGCACTAAAGGATGGACTCTTGCCGTTAAGAAAGGCCGTGACCTGAGGGATAAGCCATGATTGAGCTGGTAACTCTCGAAGAGGCAAAGATGCATCTCCGTATTGATGACGACTACGGAGATCCTGACCTGACACTGAAAATACAGGGCGGAAGTGCGGCGATCCTTTCTTACATCCAGGGTAGTCGTGACCTTGTGGTTGATGGCGCTGGAAAATTGGTTGATGGCGAGCCCCTTACCCGCGTGCAAACAGCCCTGCTGGTTCTTCTTGGCTACCTGGACAGAAACCGAGGTGGTGAAGAGGAAGAGAAACTTAAGCAGGGCGAACTGCCTTTCTCAGTTTCAATGCTGATTTACGACCTTCGTAAGCCAACCATTATCTAAGGGGATCGCATGGCATGCGCAGGATGCGACAGACGGCGCGAGTGGATTAAAAAGTGGACGAGGATAGCCTATGAGCGAGCAACAGGTAAGCGAACTGATGGCAGCATTAAAGGCACAAACGAAAGCGCAGATGGACCAGACCGCCGCGATAAACCGGCTGGCAGAATCAAATGAAGCACTGGTAGCTGTCATCTACCAATCGATGGTTGATGATGACGTCGATGAAGGGTTATCGCCGCAGACCTATCTTAGCGGTAAGCCGAGGTAATCGTGGAGTTTGCAAAGTTGCGTCACCGGATAACCCTTCAGCGAAGGACTGCTGTTCAGTCACCAGTTACCGGGGCGATGGAGTACACATGGAATAACCTTGCTGAACTTTGGGCAGACGTGGTTGCGTTATCCGTAAGAGACTTCATCGCCGCTCAGGCAGAAAACGTAAAGGTAACTGCAAGAGTCACCATTCGCTATCGGGAAGATATTCAGGAAAAAGACAGGATCCTCTTTCGTGGAAAGATATACAGCATCGAGGGTGTACTGCCTGATCCGGTTAGCGGGCTGGAGTATCTAACTCTCCCATGCTCAGAAGGGGTGAAAGATGGCTGATGGTATCGAATACACACTTACTGGCGTCGATTTCCTGTTAGGTAAACTGGAGAGCATCACTAACGAAACCAAGCGCAAAACAGGTCGCGCCGCCCTGAGAAAGGCTGGCAATGTCATCGTGGAGCAGATAAAGCGTAACGCCGAACGTCTTGATGATCCGCACACCGCTCGAAGCATAGCTGATAACGCAGCTCTCAGATGGAACGGGCGTCTATTCAAGCAAACTGGTGACCTGGCATTCAGAATAGGTATTCTTCAGGGTGCCGTGCTTAAGAAGCATCCAAGCACTGTGAAAGATGCTCCCACCCCTCACTGGCGTCTTCTTGAATTTGGTACTGAAAAGATGGCAGCCAAACCGCTGGTTAGAGCAGCTGCGAATGCAAGGCTTATTGAGGTCTTTAATACCTTCTCAGTCAACTATGAGGCAGGCATTGATCGCGCGATTAAGCGAGCGCAGAAGAAAGGAGTCACGGCATGATTGCCCCCATCTTTACAGTCTGTGCAGCAAGCCCTGCAGTAACGGCCCTGCTTGGTGATAATCCTGTCAGGATTTACCCATTTGGCATACAGGACGACAACGTTATTTATCCTTATGCAGTCTGGCAGAACATCAGTGGGGCTCCTGAAAACTTCCTCAACCAGCGGCCTGATGCAGACATGTATTCGCTGCAGGTTGATATCTATGCCAATACTCCAGATGAAGCAATATCTGTTGCAAAAGCTATGCGCAACGCGATTGAGGTAAAAGCCAATATCGTCAGATGGGGAAACCAGACGCGAGACCCTGAGACGCTCAGATATCGCTATTCATTCGATGTTGACTGGATAGTTAACCGATAACAAACCTTCCACAACCGGCCTTGAGCCGGTTTTTTATACCCGGAGATAATTATGTCAGTAGTGACTCAAGGCACTCAGATGTACGTTCTGAATAACGGCGTTGTCAGTGAAGTTGAATGTATTACTTCATTCTCACCAGGCAGTAGTCCGGCAGATCAAATTGAAGATACCTGTCTGAGCGAAACCAGCACCCGTTCTTATAAAAAAGGCCTGCGTACTCCTGGTCAGGCTACCGTTGCTCTTAACGCCGACCCTGCAAACGCCAGTCATGTAATGCTGAGCAACCTTGCTGAATCCAGCGATCAAACCAACCTGACCTTTGCTATTGGCTGGGCCGATGGTACTGCAGATCCTACTGCCGCAACAGCCGGTGACCCTGAAGCAGTTGATGGTCTGGCTCTTCCGGACACCCGAACCTGGTATGTTTTCCAGGGTTATGTTTCAGATTTCCCCTTCGACTTCCAGGCAAACACGGTTGTTCAGACCTCAGCAACAATCCAACGCTCAGGTCAGGGTATCTGGATTCCGAAAGCTCAGCCAACCAGCTGATCTCAGCATCAGTTAACCAGCGGGGGCGACCCCGCAAAATGAGGATAATCAATGAAACTGACTCTGGATTCATTAAAGCAGGCTGGCGCATTTACTGGCCGACCTGTTGAGAAGGAAATCACCTGGAAGCAGGGTGATCAGGAATTAACGGCGACCGTATATGTGCGGCCTATGGGTTATCACAATGCAGTCACAGACGTTCTCTCTGCTGTCGGTAAGATTGATGGTGTAGCTGGACGTATCGCATCGTCTATTTGTGATGAAAATGGCAATCCTGTTTTTACCGTTGCTGACATTACTGGCGAAGCAGATCCTGAGCGCGGCGCGCTTGATGGCGCACTCACTGTAGCACTGCTTGTCGCTATCCAGCAGGTTAACGATATGGGAAAGGCGAACTCAGCGCAGACGACGAGTTCTGGTGTGAATTAGTTCTCAATGGGATTGGCGGCCGCACCATTGCCGAGGCAAAAGAGCGAATAAGCATCACCGAATATCGCGACTGGATCCTCTACCGGAAAAAATTCGGAAGCCTCAACGGGATGATGCGTACCGAATGGGCCGCTGGTCTTATTTCTTCTGTGCTGGCAAACGTTAACCGCGGAAAAGATTCGCCTCCTTTCAAAGTAACAGATTTTACCCCACACATTAATGAGCCTGCCATTTCACTGGATCAGGCTATGCAGGAGTGGACATAGCATGGCTGGTAAATCCCTCGGCACGCTTACCATTGATCTGATAGCGAAGGTCGGTGGATTTGTTTCAGGCCTTAGCCAGGCTGAAAGAGCATCGCAAAAATGGCGCAAGCAGGTACAGGCTGATGCGAATGCGGCTGCTGTAGCTTTTACTGGATTCGTAACGGCTGCCAGTGCCGCTGCAATTGGTGTTGGCGTGGCTGGTTATAACCTGCTTAAAACCACGTCTAAACAGATTACAGAAACAGACCGTTGGGCTAAATCGCTCAACATATCCACTCAGTCTTTACTCGCATGGCAGTATGCAGCCGAAAAGGCCGGAGTTTCTGGCGATCAGATGGCCGACATCTTTAAGGATATTGGCGATAAGATTGGTGACGCGGTACTCAATAAATCTGGTGAAGCTGTAGATGCGCTAAATGCTCTTGGCTTATCAGCAAAGAAGTTGGCCAGTGAATCTCCAGACAAGCAGTTACTGGCTATTAGCAATGCGCTGGGCAAGATAAACACCAATGCCGAAAAGACAACCATCCTTGAGAGTCTTGGTAATGATCTCTCCAAGCTGTTACCGCTTCTTGATCAGGGTGGTGAAAAGCTTCGTCAGTATATGGAAGCGGCCAAACAGTTTGGGGTCGCTCCTGACGACGCGGATATTGAGAAGCTTGTAAAAATTAACGCCTTGTTTGAGGACATGGAGACTCAGGTCAATGGCGTAAAAATCGAAATAGCGACGGGTCTTGCGAGCGTGGATCTGTCAGGGCTGAAGAACGCCATCACAGATATGGGTGATGTATTCAAAGACCAGGAGGTTATCCAGGGGTTAACAAACCTTGTTGGAGGAGTGGTCGATCTGGCTACGTGGCTCGTTAAGGTTGGAGCAGAAGCCGGTAAGCTTATAGACCTGTATAAAGGCGGGAAAGCAGTCAGCGATGGGGCTTCCGTAACTGACATTGAGAGGCGTCTTAATAATCTCAGGGCTGATGTTGAGGACCAGGGTTTTCTTGCCAGTTTCAACAGAATTGGTATGGACATTGATGGAAAGAAAGCTGAAATAGCTCAACTTGAGCGTCGCCTTTCTATCATGAAGGCAGGAAACAACCTTCCTCTCTCTCCAGCTACAGTTGGCTCTGTGCCTGCATCTCGTGGCGATTACAGCCTCGGTAAAGGCGAAACAAATGGTAAAACAACTGCTGATACCTCAGCTAAAAAACTTGAGACCGCATTCAAATCTCTTGAGATGAGTTATCAGCGTCAGATCGCGCTGATTGATACCACCGGTAAAAAAAATCAGGAAGTAACCGAGATTGAAAAGCTTCGATTTGACTTCACCTCAGGGAAGCTGACCGGGATAAATGAAGCGCAGAAAGAGCGTCTGGAACAACTGGCCACGGAGATAGACAGGCTTAATGCGCTCAAAAAGGCCAACGAAGAAAACCTTAAACTCGCTGAGTTTACGTCAAATCTTCGCAAGCAAAACCAGAATGACAAGGCAGCTAATGACGCTGACTTTGTTGGCGCAGGTATGGGGGATAAGACCCGCCAGCGCATGAAGGATCTGCTGGATATCCAGCGTAGTTTTCTGGACAGACAGGCAGATCTCCAAAAGCAGTATCAGAGCGGTGATATCAGCAAATCACTTTATGACCAGGAAACTGCTGCTCTTCAGAATGCACTTAACGAGCGGTTAGATATTCAAGAGGACTATTACCAGAAATCAGATGAACAAATGGGTGACTGGCAAAGCGGCATACTTGATTCCTTAAACGATTATGCCGATAGCGCTTCGGATTATTATCAAATAGCTGCCGATAGCATGACATCCATTCTCGGTGGGGCGACAACATCTCTAGCCGAGAACCTTGAAGACTTAATTACCGGGGCTGAGGGATTAGGGGACTTTTTCAGTAATATTTTTGATGACCTTGGTCAGACAGTTATTAAAACGCTCACTGATATGGCTGCTCAGTGGCTTGTGTATCAGGCTGTTCAGCTCATGGTTGGCAGAACAAGTCAGGCCTCGGCTGCAGGCACTCTTATCGGCAATGCCCAGGCTACATCATTACAGGCCCAGCTTGCGGCCTATGCCTCTACTGCTGCCATCCCCATTGTTGGTCCGTCTTTAGCGCCTGGAGCTATGCTTGCTGCCGCTGCTGTCACAGAGCCTTTAGTTGCTGCCGTTGGTACATCGGCACTTGCTGGCATGGCTCATGACGGTATTGATTCTGTTCCAGAAACCGGCACCTGGCTATTGCAACAAGGGGAGCGTGTTACCACCGCAAAAACCAGCGCAAAACTGGATGCGACACTGGATCGTGTGAATAAACAAACCGGTGACGGAGGTGGTACATATTCACCTCAAATCTATATCAACGGTGACCCTGATGCCAGAACCATAGAGATGCTGAAACAGGCCGTCAAAGAGGGTGCGCAGCTCGGCTATAACATGGTGAATAACGATCTGGCCACAGGGAAGGGTAAAACCTCTAAATCCCTTTCTGGTGGTTGGGGCGTAAGGAGAAAGGCTGGCTGATGGCAATCACAACCAATATCAATTATCCACACGGCGCATTACCGGTGCCGCTTCAGGATGGATACGGACTTTCTCCGATCAGCCCGTTAAAGCGAACTGCTCAAACTTCAGGAAGAGCCAGGCAGAGAAGGCTTTATACTTCGACGCCCACGGTAGCCAGTGTTTCATGGACGTTAACTGACTCCCAGGCGCAGGCATTTGAGGCATGGTTCCGTGATGCGCTAACGGATGGTGCAGCCTGGTTTAATATGAACCTTCGCACACCGGGTGGTGAGGCTTCAAAGGTCTGTCGCTTCACCGATATTTATGATGGGCCCAATCTAATCGGTGGTAACTACTGGCAGTACACTGCTGAGCTTGAGCTTTATGAACGCCCGCTGCTTCCGCCACCCTGGGGTCAGTACCCGGAATTTATTTCAGGAATGGATATTATCGATCTTGCGCTTAACAGGGAGTGGCCAAAAGTATGACTATTCTCGACAGGCTTTATGCAAGCAGTGGTAGTGAGGTGATTATTGATACGCTTCAAATCAGTGTTGGGGGTAGTAATTACTGGCTTACGCGGGGATGGGATGATGTAACCGTAACGCTGGAGAATGGCGCTCAGGCAACGTTTATCGGATCAGCCATTGATGTGGCACTGCCGTCGCGCAATGCTGATGGTACCCAAGACCTGAAATTCGCCATCAGCAATATCGACGGCGTGGTTTCTACGGCCATCCGCAACGCGCTGGATAACCTCAGTGATGCCAGCATGACTTTCCGCCGGTATGTCTCAACCGACCTCTCCGCGCCAGCTACGCCGCCTTTTACTTTGGCGATTAAAGAAGGGTACTGGACGGCGACGGAGGTGCAGATCACCGCGGGTTACATGAATATCCTCGATACCGCCTGGCCGCGCTACCGTTACACTCTTCCTGACTTCCCGGGTCTCCGATACCTCCAGTAGGAAATCACCATGTTCAATCCTGATAAATACCGTTCTGTCGAGTGGCAGAAGGGCGGCCGCGTTTACCCCGCGCTGGACTGCTTTGGCATCGTCAATGAAATCAGACGTGACCTTGGCCTGGAGCCGTGGCCTGATTTTGCCGGGGTCACGAAGGATGATAATGGCCTCGATCGCGAGGCGCGCGGGTTGATGGCTGATTTGCAGCACTGTGAGCCTGTGCCGGGCGCGGGCATTGCCTGTTATTCCGGTTCAGTGGTGACGCACGTTGCCATCGTGGTCGAGATTGACGGTCAGTTGTGCGCCGCTGAGTGCAATCCCCGTACTAACGTGACCTTCTTGCCGCTGGCGCGGTTTGCGCGCCGCTTTGTCCGCGTGGAGTATTATCAGTGACGATACGAATCTACCCCTCCCGCTTGCAGGGAGAGCCGCTGGAAACGCACGAACACGAAACCATGAACCTCAGCGCCTGGTTTACGCAGAACGTGCAGGGCTGGACGCAGGATCAGCAGCACCCTGTCGCGGTTGAAATCGACGGTGTACCAGTCCCGCCTTCAGAGTGGGCACTGTGCGTCATCAAGCGTGAAACTGACGTCAGAATATACCCGGTGCCATATGGTACCGGCGCTGAAATCGCGATTTGGGTTGCGGTCAGCGTAGCTGTCGCTTCTGCGGCATACAGCATCTACATGATGAGTACGATGTCTCAGCCCGGCGGCAGTGGTGCGCAGGCGGCTAGCGGAGATCAGATTGACCTAAACCCGGCCAAAGCAAATGCGGCGAAACTGGGTGACCCCATCCGGGAAATCTTCGGGAAATATCGCGTCTGGCCTGATTACGTCGTGCAGCCGGTAAGCCGTTTCGTCAACGAGACCAGTATGGAAACAAGCATGTTCCTGTGCGTAGGTGTCGGCGACATGGTAATTAACCAGTCCGATATCAAAATTGGCAATACGCCGATCTCAGCGTTTGGTACCGATGTGCGTTACACTCTTTACCCGCCTGGTGCCACAGTGTCCGGCGACGCGCGCACCGAAAACTGGTTCAACTCCCCAGAGGTGGGGAATACAGGTTCCGGTACCGCCGGGCTTGATCTTGGAGCCAGTGGCCCTGAGACGGTCAGCATCATCGCGGATGCGCTGGTCTTCTCTGGAAACACAATCACGCTTGTTGACGTCTCTTCGTCTGGAAGTGATGAGGAAATTCCCCCGTCGTGGACGATCGGGACGGTGCTAACCGTGCTCGCACCAAACTCTTATACAGTTGTGTCATCGGGCGGTTACAGCGTCATTTATGGAGGGATAGGGGAGCTGGCCCCGGAGGTAGGCCTGCCGGTGACTCTGAATTATAACGGCAACGACTATGACCTGGTGATAGCCAGCTACGTCCCAGGTGTTCCGGCAGTGCCTGGCGTAGGCGGAAGCGCTGCCAGTATCACCGCCAGCGCCGCGCCGACGACCTACGATTTCAGCACCGCGCCGGTGACTTTCAGCATCAGCTGGCAGGGGACGACCTATCCTATCTCGCTGGTAACCAACTACGTCACCATGTCCGGTCTGGTGTCCTCCATCACCTCTCAGCTCTCAGGCTCCGGTCTGATTGCCCGTGATAATAGTGGGAGGATCGAAATTGGTGAGGCCAGTAGCCCATATGCTGGCGCGGCTATATCAAACAGCCCGCTGCCCGCGTCGGTATTTGGTGACGCCCCTGTCAATAAGCCTGGGGAGAAATCAACTGGCGGTACTGCGGAAGTCAGGGCGCACATTACCCTGGCCTACAACAGCGCAACCGGCACACCATTTACAGGGCTGCCAGAGGGCATACAGCGCTTCTCGCTTGGGCTGTCCGGGAATCAGTTCAGGATCACTGATGTGGACAGCCAGACAATTAGTGTTGAGCGACTTATGGTTTCCACCGGATCTGATGGTGAGACAATCACGACGCCGGACCCATCGTGGCCGGGATTCGCAGAAAGGACATTACTTGATGCCACCGTAACGGGTGTCAGCGACGACTATGATTGGGTCGGCCCTTTCCTTGCCTGTCCAGATGGAGAAACGCTCGATTCCTTTGAGGTGAACATAAACTTCCAGAGTGGACTGGTGCGTTATACCGATAAGGGGAATAAGCGATCCATGCCAGTGCGCCTGGTTATTCAGTATCGCAAGGTTGGCACCACTACATGGGCACAACAATCGCCATTCTATTCGAGAAGCACCGAAAACCAGATCGGTTTCACGCATCGCTACAACGTGTCGCCGGGGCAGTATGAAATCCGCATGCGCCGCACAGAACCGGTCAAGGGTGGCAGCACCCGCGATCAGGTTTACTGGCAGGCTCTGCGATCCCGGCTGAATAAACGTCCTGCGAAGTACGATGGCGTCACCACCATGGCGCTGACCGTGCGCACAGGGAACCGCCTGGCGGCCATGTCTGATCGCCGGATAAGCGTCACGCCAACGCGAATTTATAGCGGCGGCAGAACGGCGCGCAGTATCAGTGGTGCGCTTTATCACGTTCTGGAGTCGCTTGGGTTCACGGCCAGCCAGATTGATACGGCGGCGATTAACGCGCTTGAGCAAACTTACTGGACACCCCGCGGTGAGAAGTTTGACTGGGCCAGTGGTGAGAGCAAGTCAGCGCTCGAAGTGCTGCAGAAAATCACCAACGCCGGGATGGGGTATTTTCTGCTTTCTGACGGGCTGGCGTCTGCCGGCAGGGAAGGGATTAAACCATGGGTGGGCATGATCACCCCGCAGGAAACCACCGAAGAACTGCAGACCGCGTTTAAGGCCCCGTCACAGGACGATTACGACGGCGTGGATGTAACGTACACCAACGGCACTACATGGGCAGAGGAAACCGTGCAGTGCCGCCAGCCTGGCAATCCTACACCGTTGAAAATCGAGAGCTACACGCTGGATGGCGTTCTGGATGAGGACCGTGCATATCGAATCGGTATGCGCCGATTGCTGGGATACCAGTTGCAGCGTTTGCAGCACACTACCTCAACTGAGATGGATGCGCTTTGCTACGAGTTCATGGATCGCATTGTTATGGCCGACGATATCCCTGGCGGTCAGCAACTGAGCTGTCTGATTACCGATATGAAGTATGACAGCAGCAAAATCACCCTGACACTCAGTGAGGCACCGGATTGGTCGTTCCAAAACCCACGCGTGATTGTCCGACATCAGCATGGACGTGCGTCTGCCATGGTTGTGCCTACGCGCATTGATGACTTCACTATCTCGGTGCCGTACAGCGCAGCGCTGGAGCCGGAAGTGTGGGCGATGAACGACGCGTACATTGAGCCGCCGCGCCTGCTTTTCTGCTCATCGGTTCGTGTTCCCTATGACGCCTTGGTCGGGGAAATTACGCCAGGGAACGATGGAATAAGCCAGGTAACAGCCATCCAGTATCACCCGGGAAAATACGCCTACGACGACGCCGCATATCCCGGAAATGTCGTTTGATTAATATCCGCCTCTTATTACCTTATCCCGCCTGTCGGGTACGAGAATCTCTGGAGTAAATATGGCCTTCATCCCTCCCCTCGGGAGCGCCAGCCCTGCAGTATTGCTCGATAATGCTGTTCGCCTGGATAAACTTGTAAATGGACCTTCTGCAAATGTGCCAGATCGTGGCGGTGACCCGCTATATTCCTGGCGGCAAATGATGACACTGAATGCTCAGATTACAGAGGAAACGCGGAAAAACCTCATCCCTCTGAGTCGGCAGTACATGACGCTGGCTGAGGCACAGGCGGATATCGCTAATATCCCAGCTGGAGCAACGACCTACGTACGCAGCGCTGACGGAAGCTCCCTGGCTGATGAGTATATCAACAACGCCGGAACGCTGACGTCAACTGGCCGCAAAATGCCTTCTCAGCTTTCTGTGGACATGGTCATGGAGTTGATAAGCCAGGCACTGCCTTTCCTTTATCTCATTCCCAACAGTAAAAGCACCCAGTTATACCCACTGGCACTCAGCAGCGACCGAAACGTGATTCTAAGTTATGACGAAAAATATCAGGCTGTAAAAGGCCTGGACGTACAAAGTGCACTGCAATATCTCTCTGATATGTCAGGCATGGGTTTTTCTAAATTCAAAGGTTCTGACACGGGGATCATTCCCATTATTGGTGGGAACAATAACAATATTATTCTGGGCTACGACACGGAAAAGGCTGAGCTTGCGGGTCTGTTCCCAGAGATGGGATCTGGAGCTGGTCAGGGTTCACTGCCATTTAAAACAAGCAAGGCCGCTGTCAATTTCATCCTTGCATACGGCCAGTCGCTGAGCACAGGAGTTCGCGCTCAGTCGATTCTCTCAACAACCCAACCTTACAGCAACATCACATTTTCGAGCGGGGTAAGGGGCAATAGTGGTGACTATTCTGCTGTAAAGCCGCTTATTGAAGACGATGCAAAGCCAACTCCTGACGGTGAATCTGATGCTGCTGAAACAATCTGTTCAGGAACGGCTAATTACGCGAGTCTGGCCATGTACCGGGAAAATGGTGTTGATCCGGATGACCACGTGATTTTTTGCAGCACCGCCGGCCATGGCGGATATTCTATCGCTCAGTTATCGAAGGGTTCAGCGTGGTACAATACCCAGTTCCTGAACCATCTTAATGGTGCGAAGGCGCTTAATCCTGACATTGCACTGCACGCAATTGCTTGGCTACAGGGAGAATCAGACTCCCTGAATACCAGTTATACGAAAGAATCCCACCTTGCCGCGCTTCTTAAATTACAGAGTGATATCACTGCCGACGCCAGAGGAATTACAAGCCAGGGTAGCCCGGTTATGTTTCTCACATATCAACACAGCGCTCGGGTGAAAACTAATGATGCGGTTCCTCTGGCGTTACTGGAAGCATGTGAAACCAGTGACTACTTCTATTTCGTCGCCCCTACTTACGCCTTTCCACATTATACCGACGGCCTGCACCTGCTGGCTGTCGGTTATAAATGGATCGGCGCTTATTATGGAAGAGCGTACAAACAGGCTGTTATTGACGGCATAAAGCCTCTGGCAATCATGCCGGAAGGAGCTACATGGCGTGGCAACAAAATTACAGTGCGGTTTACCGTTCCCGTCCCGCCACTGGTTCTGGATACTACAAACCTGGCTCCTACTAAAGACCATGGCTTCGCCGTATCTGTAGGCGGGGTGGCTCAGACAATAAGTTCAGTCACTGTGCAGGGAGGAAACAGTGTGGTTATCACCCTGTCTTCACCGATTACAGCGGCACCAGAGGTGAGGTATGCGTTCGACAACCTTGGCACCGGTTTAACCCTCCAGTCAGGAGCAAGCGGAAACGTCCGCGATTCATGCACTGAAACCTGTGTTATTGCAGGTGCCGAGAAACCAATGTTCTATCTTTGTCCGCACTTTAAAATTAACGCTATCAGCGAGGAATTCTGATGTCTCTTTTCATCCAGCTACCGGTATCAGCCCCATCTACTATCGGCACCGTCGCAGAAAGCGATATCGAAATGTTTTTGCCATTTGACCCAAGCTCCTATGAGTTCTGGAACTTCCGCAAAGCTTCACTGAAAGCGGCAAATGACACCTCGAAAGCGCTTATTCCGCAGGGCAAGTATTCGTTCTCAGATAATGCATTAAATGCAACGGTGGGTGGTTCAGATAACCTGAATACTAGTCTCACTGATAACGGTGAATTCTCATTTTGTGGCGTAATCAGCAACATCGGCAGCAGCACAGCAGCGATGATTATTGCAGGTAATTATACTGCAACTCCTTTAGCTGGCCTGTCTATCTACAGAACAACGGGTGGAGCACTAAGTGTCAGGGCGGGATCAAGGGTATTAACAATAGGTACGCCTAACCCCACCGCACCACTATTTTTTGGCGTGTCAGTAAGCAAATCAGCACCTGCAGTCAGGGCTGTGGTCAAACAGTTAGGAACCATTGATTATTCTGCGGCTGGCGCGTCTTTCCCTGATCCATACGTCCAGTCAACTCAACCTGTAGTAATTGGGTCTTTTGCAGGAGGAGCCGCTCAGACGCTTAAGTTTTATGAATTTGCGACATACTCACGCTCGCTATCACTGGAAGAGCTTAATACTCGCTATCTTCAGGCAAAATTACGTATGAAAGGTGTTGGAGTTAACATTTGAATTATTGCTCCCTGCCAAAGTAGGGAGCTATTTTTATGGGAATGCTAAATCGACATTAATAACTGTAGGGGGTAAAAAACGGGATTGTAACAGAGCCGATCAGATGCATGGCAGTGACGTGGCATGCCAAAGTATTACACGCAAAGCCATGGGTGGGCCTTGCGTGTTGGAATGTCAGAGTTGATGCTCATTGCTGGCTAGTTTTTTTTCGTACCTGATTCGCCATGCATTCATGCCAGGGTCGGTTTTATGAAAACTCAGACCCTCGTCGATCAGGTTAACTGCAGCTTCAAAATTTCCTAAATTCTCTTCCGCTTGGGCCAGTCGGAAATACACAAGTGCAGGCGTGCTCTCTTTTAGTATTGAGCGGAAGTGCAGCCAGCGTTTTTTCGACTCGCTCCACTTCTTTTGATGATGGGCAGCTTCAGCGTACTCACGATGCAGACCTATATCATTAGGATATTTTTTAAGGACTCTGGCTACCATGGACTCACAGCCAGAAAAATCCTTGCTTACCCTCATCATTTGAATACATTTCTTGTAAAGGCTCAGTTGAGTTTCATCACCAAATCTGCCGATCACTTCCAGTAATCTTCTCGCAGTTTCCTCATAATCCTTTTGCTCTTCTGATATTTCATAATAGGCTTTAGCGATAACAGGAGAATTTGTTTCTTGCAGTTTCTGCCTTACCATTTTCGTGGCGGCATCAAATTTTTTCTGCTTCTTCAATCTATTTACAATGGCGTAAAATACATTGTCAGTGAAATAGCTACTGGATTTTCTCGCTTTTCGGAACGTTCTCCGCAACCCCTGAATATCGGCCTCATCACCGGAGACCAGGATATCTAACGAGCTTGGCATAAGCCCTGCGAGGGCCAGATGTCTTGCTACTGCATGCTCTGTAAATGGCATGACTAAAGGGATAACATTGATATGTTTTTTTATTTCGTTTGCGTGAAGGATGTCTGGAGAAAAGAACGGGTCATACGCGAGTATAACTTCGGCGTCTAAACTGACATTTTCATGAAAATTGTCACGAATAAACTTCACGCCACCTGTATTTATGTAGTGCTGCCATCCAGGATCAAAATCAACTTTTCCGGCGTCGGTTGTGAACTGTGCACAAATAGCTACAACCCGGTCAGCATTGAGTGCCTTAGAGCACTGCAACGCTCCGTATGCGCCCATGGACTGACCAAAGACAGCCAGGCGTTTATAGTCGCTTTTCCTGATAGAAATCTCTTCAAGCATCTGCTCAAGGTCATCATATTGATACCAGTGATTGCCTGACGGTATTATGTGGATGGTGTCATATCCAAGCTTTCTGAACGACTCACGGCTAAATCCGGTTATCGGTTGTTTCTTTTGCTCAGGAGGGAGGAAAGGGTAAAATGTTACCACCAGAGTATCTTGCGTCTTAACATCGGCGGGTGAGAATACCGCGCATATATTCTTTGAATCAAAAATGACATCGTCTTTTTCGGGGAAGTCCAACAATTCTTCAAATTTCATTTCAAGTTTCGCGCTATAAAAGGTGAGTAAATTTTCAGCTATTATTAAAGCATGGAATTTGATGCCTACTTCTCAAGCGCTCTGAACATATAAGAATGGATTAATAGAGCAAATTCGGAAACGAGAAGTTAGACAAACACATCCAGCACAAAGTAAAGACATTGTTGCATAATTCCTCTTCGCATCAAAGTCCAGATCATGGTTGGTGTATTGCGCAGAAGTATGAAAGGTAGCGCCGTAGTTGGGCTTTCCGCCCAACAGATGGGGTGAATTAATAATCGTCAGCCAGATCCTGCGCCGCAGAGTGAAGTGTGAGACCAACAATGACCGTGGCAATGGTGCCGGTTATCAACAGTGCAATTAACATACGCCCTCCTGATGCTGACCTTGTACTGAAAAGGTAGAGGAGGAATGTGACAGCATCATTGCTACTTGATCTGCATCTCTTTTAAAACTACTGTATATAAAAACAGTATAAAGGAGTGCAGATCATGCCCCGCAAATCAGACATTCACAGCGCATTTGTCGCTGCAATACAGCTCAACCCTAAGGGTTATCAGTGCCTTCACACGAATGACTTCATCCGGGAGTTGCGCGCCAGGAACTGGCATTTCACGCCGGACGACGCCAACGAATGGATAGAGCGCTACCAGGAGTTCTTCGTAGACAAGACGCCGGACGACAGCCAAAACAGGTTGTGGATGATGCGGAACATGGGGAGGGTCGTGTAATGGGGTTCCCTTCACCGGCGACGGACTATGTAGAGCGCAGGCTCTGTCCTGAGACGATATGCGGTATTGGTATCGACAGCCGCATACTCGAAACATCGACAGGGTTCGCAGTTATCGAACCAGTCACTAGGCTGGTACAGAATCAGGTTTTGCTAATTCTCAGCGGTGGTCGCACTCAATTTGCAAGGGTCATGGGTCGGGCGTTAATCACGGATGATGGCGAAGCGATCGAGGGGGCTGCGGCGGAAGAGGTTGAGGTATTGGGCAGGGTGACGTTCTTCATCAACAGCACGGGCGCTGATGATAACTCTCCGGTGTAA